GTCTAAGACCTAGTCAAATATCGGTGCGTAATGATGAACCCACATTTATGGGTTTGATTATTAACTCAACTAGAGTCGTATAAACAAAAAACCCCGCACTAGGCGGGGTCTAAACTTACTTGAGAAGGAAAGTTTTAATCGCTTTCAGCCAACTTTGAAAAGTAGTCTAAGTCATCATCAGCCGATTCGGTGATATCAACTTCAACAGGTTTCTTAGGTGCAGCTTTCGCTTGTTCAACAGTGGTACGTGCTCTTGGAGCATCACCATCATCATTCAAACCTAAGACCTTATCAAGGCGTGCTTTCAGAATATCATAAGACTTGAATTCTTTATCAGCAGTCATCTCAGCAAGTGAGAATTCAGACTTCCAAATCTTTTCAAGTTGTGAGTCATCATCCAACAGAGCAGATGCTGACATGAATTCTGATTTATCATAGTTTTGATAACCAGCAACTTTAGTAATCTTCAACTTGAAGTTAGCACCTTTCCATAAATCAAATGGATTGATTGGTGTTTCATCTTCAAACTGTGGATTCATTGCACCAGTAATCTTCTCGAAAATCTTGGCACCGAACTTGAACAATTTAACTTGTCCTTCATTCTCTGGATGCTTTGGATCCGAAACGATATAGATGTTAGCAATGTAACTTAGTTTACGTTTTTGTTTACGAACAATATCTTTGTTCGCTTCGATGCCAGAGTTCCACAACTTGCTGTTGTGTTCGCATACTGGACATTGTTGACCTTTAGTAGTCAAACACTTATCGATAAGCCATCCGCCAGGACCTTGGAAACCATGTTCAAAAATCTTTGCCCAAGGAAGTCCATCGTCACCATCAACAGCAGATGCAGGTAGGAAACGAATAGTCGCCATGCCGTTACCAGCTTTGTCTACCTCTGGACGCCAATAGTTTTCTTTGTCGGATTTGCCATCAATTGAAGCAGAGAGTGCTTCGACAGCCTTAGTGAGTTTACTCAGATTGCCTGAGTTACCGGAACTTGTTTTCAGTTTAGAGAAATCAATAGTCATAATTACCTTTCTAGTATGTACGGAATATACGGAATATAAAACGGATTGTCCACATTGTTCATAATATAATATTATTTAGGCGCCACTACAAATACGTTTGTAATTCTGCCAAGGTGGTCGGCACATCCTTGTGCCAAATAGCAATGCCACCTGCCTTACGCCAATCTTCAATAACACTCAAGGTGTCATCGATGATTAACGTATCGGGTTTCGCCCATTTGTACTTGTGTCTCTTTCCAGGTACCAAGTTGGGAGTGAATGTAATGCCATGTGTTTCTAGCCAAACCATTTTCTGTTTGGCAATGTCATCGTGAACTTCTTCATTAGCTGTAGAAGATAAAATTTGTGTTGGTGCTTGTGCCTTGCGTAAGAATTCAATCAGAGCCATTGCATCAGGCATCAATTCAAGTGTTGCGAATTGACAAGATGAAATAAAGGTTTCAAAGAACTTGTAAAACTTTTTATGTTTCTCGGCTTCACGGGGTTCCATGTGATACAATTCTTTGTATCTCTTATTAAAATCCGCAATCACACCGTCCATGTCCAAGTAGATACAGGAAATAGTTGGCTTATGCATGTTCTCTCAAACTTTCTTTCAAAATATTCTTAAACTTATCTTTATCGTAATTAAGGAATGGTGCATACTTGATACATTTCTTATCGTATGAAGGCCAAACAATACTATCACTAATCTTCTTTCTCCACATAGGGAAGAAGTTCATAATATCATTCATGATTGTCATAGTCTCAATAGAAACACTACCTTGCATAACACCATTCAATAATTTGGGATACTGTCCATCGGTCACCTGCAACATTTCTTGAGGTGATACCACAGTTGTTAATAGAGTCATTATATCTTGTTCGAAGCGATATGTCAAGCTCTGGTTTCTTCTTTGCCACAATTTGTAGTTTTCATCACCTTCCACTCCGGCAATATCACCCACCCACTTAACATCTTTTACCAAAAAATTGGCAACATAGAAGTGTTTTAATTCATCCAGGTTATATTTCCTGGATAACTTATAGAAGGTGTACTTGTCCTTCCTTGTAGAGAAATGATCCTTCGTTACATTACTCTTACCATGATATTTGAAGAAATCATAATCACCGGTAAAATGCAGCTTAAGTGCATGAAACAAAGCAAAGGCCGAGAATCCAGAAGATTCTTCAAACGTGAAACTCATACAGGTAGTTTGGACGTTCTCTTTAACATATTTGCATCTTGTGCCTGTTCACGTATCTTTGCTTTGAGAGCAGAAGATAACAAGGTTGATGCAACATCAACTTCCATTCCCGACTTTTCGCAATCCCAAAGGATGGCATCCAAGTAGGTTGTGCCTAGTTTACTCGTTAGTTTTTCAATACTATCACTGTATTCAGCGATTTCATTTTTAGTTGGCATGGTTACGCTTTTTTATAAAATATATGGTTGCCGATTTTCTTTACGACTCTCATGTTTGTCCACCCCGGACTAACATATGTTGCATGGTAGAACATTGCACTACTTTTGGCAAGCTCTTGATGCAAAGAAACTTCGGTAATTGCTCTCTTGGCAATGTAAAGACATTCTTCCCATGCGTACTTGTCTCTTATCTCATCAGTTTTCATACAAGTCCATGAGAACTGGCAAGTGGTACCTGTTTTTTGGTATACTACACCACAGAAATTTGATGGGTAGTTTGGATTGTTGACTCGGTTGATTGTTACCTGTGCAACAGCTAGTTTGCCTTCATGTGATTCTTTTGCAGCTTCGTAGTAAATATTCTTGGCTACGCACATGATTTGTTTTTGGATATCAGCAGACACGGAATATTCCGGAGTATGTGTCTTTTCTTGTGCTGACAATGGAATTGATAATATAGCTAATGATAACAATAAAGTTTGTAGAAACTTCATTTAATCTCCTCGTGTGTGTAAAGGGGGATTAACCCCCTTAACCCTCAATTAGATTTTCTCGTCACCTTAATTTCAGGTGCCGTGGAAATATTAGATACAAATCCATTCAAGGTTGTGGCCTTGGCGATAATATCTGTTTCTGAGGGAACTGTCGGCAAAGGCGGATGTTCAGGTGGTATTTCACCTTTAGACCTTGCCGTATCGCATTTGATGTGCCAGTCTTGGGAAAGACGGTCTCGTTCTGCGTTATAAGAATCATATAACATATCTCTTGCCATTTTTAAAAGGTCGAGACGGATTTCAAAGGGTGTCATGTTTGACATAGTTTTCTCCTGTGTAGTGTGTAAGTGTTGGGTTTTTATTGGGAACCCATAACCCTATACTTATTTAGTCAAGTTGATTATACAACATCTGAATTGACTTGTCAACTGTTTTTGTGGTAGTGTGGTAGTAATCAATCGCTTGCACTAGACCCTCAATGTGGTCTTTTGTTTTCTCTATGAAGATGAGTGGTTCAGAATTTTCCACGGCCATGATGATTACTAATTCATCAATAGGTACACCAACCAATTCTTCATACATCAGTGCATATGCAGCTGTCTGCCAGAAATAGTCAGTAATTTTATCCTTTGTCTTTGGTCTCTTTGAAGTCTTAAAATCGATCACCGACAGCTTACCTTCATACTCACCAATGCAATCTACTCGACCAGCAAGTCCGAGTTGGTAGGACCACAATCCGACCTCTTGGTAGTGTATGTTATTAATTCTGTTCAAGTATGGTTTGATTGATATGAACATCTCCTTGGCATCAGGCATAACAATACCTGGTGGTTTAGGTTCATTGTTCAAGTAATACTCACACATAGTGTGCATATTGGTACCACGAGAGGTTGCTTGTTTTGATATCTTGTTAGCAACTTCTTCACCAACACGTTTGCGCCACTCCATGATAGATTGTTTCTTTTGAGCACCAACAACTGTGGTAACAGAAGGTAGTTTCTTACCATCTGGTGTAACGTAATATCTTTTCCCGTCAGGAAAAGTTTTGGATTCAATTTTAGGAATCTCTAGTGGTGGGCAATATTTAAACATTATTTTTTAGCTTTGGTGATGTATTTTGCACGAATTGTTTCAAAGAAATCTATATCATCATCTGTCAATTCAACAGCAGAAATTTTTTGTCTTTCTTCGAAAACAAAATTTTTATACATTTCAAAATCACCTTCGTATTTAAAGTTTTTTGTAATTTTTTTTGTGTCATAGGCATCCATGATAATATGATATCTATCCTCATCAGAGTCATTTCGTATTTGATGCCAAAGGTTTGTCCAAAGAATAAAAACACCACCATCGGCCGGCATGTGTAAATTAAATCCTTCGCAAATGTGTATACTTTTTGGATTTGTCCACAATGGTATATGAATACGTGCCATATATTCTTTTGTGTCGGCATCTTTGTGTACTAGACTTTTACATCCTGCTTTTAAACAAGTAACACGAACTCTACAAGGTTCGAAACCCAAATCTCTTAAATCATCTATGACCTTTTTGATTTCACCAACACAGGCCTCTGTTTGATTTTTGTGTTCTATTCCGTATGCAATATTCATATGCTTATAGGCTTTGTAAATCAATTCTTGTGACGGAAAAAAAGATTCCATCGTATCACCACTTTCAAATTGAATTGATTCCCAACCATCTTTATATGTACCATCTGCACTCAAGATTGACCAGCCACCAAAACCGTGATACTGTGGTGTTTCATATTCTTCACCTTGTATGACTTGGTCACCTAATGTAAAAACACTTTCACGAACTTCTTTTTTTAGTTTTTCAATATCAACTGTGTAATCTAATTTTTCAAAAAACATATTATTCCTTTATTATAACATAAGTTGTTTGGTTCATGTCAATCGTTTTGTTTTCCAATAAGTATTTAAATTCTGTTTTACTTAGTTTTTTACTTACAACATTTGAACCTAATCTGATAGAATAAATTTCATCTTTTTTTGAAATCTTATACAACAGGTAAAATTTATTCAACCAATGCATTTCCTTTTGATAACCTGGACCTAAACAAGATATCACATTCACAGCATGTTTTTTTATTGTAAAGTTGTAGTAATTAAAATAACTATTACCTTTTCCCATTATGTCAACGTGATGATAAAACAACTCTTTCCTATCAATCAAATCATATATCAATTGACCGGATGATTTAGTATCGATTACTGTGATATTTTTTAAATCATTAATCATGCGGCCACTTATGTAGTCCTCATAATAAGGACTTCCAGGTAATGCATAGGATAAGATGTGTTCAGGATTATTCTTATGATATTCATTCATTGTTGATATTAATTCGTCAAACACTTCACATGGTTGTCTACGAACTCCATTGTTATACCATATCGGCAAATGTATAATTTCATGGACACTTTTAAATAATAAATCATATCCAACTTTAGCCAACAAATAATCATTATTGTTTTTTAATTGATTCTTATCAAATATACCCAAACAAAATATTGTGATCTTTTCTTTCTTATTTAAAAAATTGATTAATTCACTATTGATTGAATCTTTGGTAATTGGTAATCCCAATAAAGTAATCATATACTGCCGGTCTCTTTTAACATTTCCAAAACGGCCGAGTAAGGTTGATTGAATGTACCTAATGTAACAGCGGTTCTCAATTTAATGTTACCTTCAACACTGTGTATTTTTTTAACATCCAATACCCATATTTCAAAATCCTTAGCAACAAAACTGTCCAACTCTTTCAATTCATCTTTAGAGTAAATAAAACCATCAGTTTGATTTGATATTTGAAAAGTTTTTGGATTGTCAACAGTAGGTTCATAAAACACGGTTCTTGCACCACCCGTTTCAATATAGAAGTTTAATGTTGTAATAATTTCTGTATCTGTGTGTGGTGGAATAGGACGATTAATAGTCATCAACGTTAAATGAAAATCATTCCAATATCTTCTAGGAATTACCGACATTAATGATTCAACATCAGGACTCCATATCTTCTTATAATCAATACCTTGACCAGATTCACTTGTAAAAGTTTTAAGACCGTCTGTTACAAGATATAATGGTTTTTTAAAGGTCTCATTCAATTTACAAAACATCATTTCCAATCTTTAATTTTGGCCATGCGGCCGGCCCACGATTTAAGAATAACTGTACCATCAGCATTCTTGTTTACTACTTTTCTTATGTCAGTTGTTAATGATATGCGTAAATCGTCAGATTTATTTTCATCAACGCCGTGTAAAACATAAGATGGGAAAAAAATTAATCGACCTTCAACTGGTTTATATCTACGTTCACGTAAGAATGGATTACTGCTCAATTTATTTTTTGACCAATCAATAGCTTTTGATGTATCAAACAATACCAGGTCGCCACAACCATCTTTTACTTTAATATAATAGGTTGCAGCAATAGCGGATTCGGTGTGGCCATGAACTTCTAAAATTTCACCCGGTTCTCGGACATTTACCCAACCAAATATGTGTTCACATCCAGCCAAGTTTAACATTCTAACTTGTGGTATTTCTCTTATGATTTGTTTGGATACGATATTTAATATTTCTGATTTAAGTATATCCAGATTGGGTTTGCTGTAGTCCCATATACTATCTTTTGGATAATTATCTTTACCTGTTACTATTTCTTTACCAATTGTGTAAATCTCATCCAAAAGATTTTCGTTGAATTCTTCATCAAATTCAGTTTGAACTTCCCAAACTGGACTTTTCCAGAACTCATTTTGTGCATTTTGATACCAATGATATCTGTCTCTATCTAATTTTGTCATAATAATAATCTATTCTTGTCTTTTCTTCCAAGACAAATAACTGTCATACCATTCATCATTTTCATGAATGGTATTAATATCGAATAGTAAACCTGGAGCTCTGTTTGAATTTTTGAAGATTAAATTAATGTCATCACTCATTTCACCAAATACTTTCTTGATAATATTACCATGTTTTTCTAACATGGTAAAATATAAATATTTTTCTTCATCTGTGAGTGTGAGTAACTTATTGTGGAACTCCTCAACTAAATTAAAAATGTATTCAGCTGGTCTATAGATTATATTATTTCCATCTGTGGATTTTATTGTTTCTAGTGTTGTTTGGGATGGTTTCATTTTTTTAACCAGTCAGAATATTCTTTAACAAACTCATCATTAATATTTTCTCTTCCAGATTTGTCGAGTACTAAAAATGGAGCATTCTTATACAATTTTTCTCCGTAGATTTTATCTATAATATTAGCATAATCTTTCTGCAATTGAAACCATTCCTCTCTTTCAGTTTGAGATAAGTTGATAAAATTTTGATAATATGTTGTATAACAAAAGTGTTTTATATGATCGTCCTCATATTTTATATGCAATTCATCAATAACTAAAATTGGTGGTGATTTAGAGTATATTGGAAGCACCATTATAATTTAGCTCCAACTTTTTTAGGGATAAAATTTTCGATAAATGCACCAATTTTAACAATCAATTTGAAACCAATAAAAATGCATACGAGAGATGCACCTTTGAGAAATCCTGGTTCTTTTTTGCTTGGGCCAAACCAACGGTTATAAACACCGATAATTTTACAAATTGGTGTACCAAAGCCCATAATCAATTTTCCAGTCAAACTACCTGTTTCCTTTTCGCCCACAATATAGGCCATTTCTTCAGCCCATGGTGTTGCAATATCATATGCCCAATTAATTGCCCAATTTTTGATAGCAATAGTATGTTCTTCGTCCGTCATCCAAGGCATCATTTTAGGTCCATTACCTTCCATCCAAGAAACGACAATTTCAGCCCAAGCTTTATAACCATTGTATATATCTGGATGAGTTTCAATCAAACGTTTACCAAAAGCTTGGTCAGCCTCAAATATATTTTGTTTCATCATACCCAAACTGAATAATTTAGTACAAATAATCTTAGAACAGTTACAATTACAGTTACAGTTATACGAGAAGCAATTGGCGTTGTTTGTGCAATTATAAGTGGGTCTAGCACCAGCGCAATTACCAGACTGTAACCAAGCTTGAGAATCACAATTTGCACAATTTATGGCAGTACAATTTTGTGATTGGTAGCACTGGATATTACCACAGTTACAATTTACACCACCAGCGTTTCCGTTATTGCAATTGCCTGCTTGATTTTGTTGATAGTAATTTTTACCATAAAAATCGACCAAGTCAGGCAAACCACCTTTTTGACCAGGTTTTATATAACCATCCAAAAAAGTTAAACTGCCGTTGCCGGTGCCTATTGTAGATTTAACGTCATTAATTGATATTGGTCCAGATGATGGTGTTGGCATTTTTATTTTTTAAAAAAAGGTTGTTACAATATTTATGTGTTTTCCACACGAGATTTACCATACACATCAACATCATCAATTTTATCAATAATTTCACTCAAAACTTTGATCGGTATCACTTTTCTTTGTTTTTCTTCTTCGTGTGTAAAAATTGTTCCGAAAACGTCTTGTCTTTCAAGTGGTAGAGTATCACTTTTAATTAAAGTGGGAACGTATCCACCAGTAATCATTACGATTGCCAAATTAAATAACACAACATTGTCTGAATATGCGTTGGCACATGAAATGTCCCAGTATTTTTTATCCAAGAACATACATGAACCTTTGCATACGTGAAGTACAGGACATTCCGGACACTCTTTACGGTTAGACCAATGTGTGACAGATTTTAATTCAACATTTTCATAATCATCAAGTGTGCCTCCGCCGTGGGATTCACCGTTATTGGAAATCTCAAGTGAACTAACATTTTGACAAGTCATAACGTTACCACGCAAATCAACTGATATGGTGTGTTCATCATCCATACCACATTTTTGTCCCAAATATTTGGAATCACTGTGGCTTAAAATACTTCTAGTTAGACCATTAATTTTACCAAGTTGATTTACAAAACCAAGTTTACCTTGAGCTGCATATAATTCTCCGAAAGCCTGTTTTCTAAATTCAAAATGATCTTTTTTTGTAATCAGTGAACTGGAAACACCATCTTCATCATAAGCATCAACAATTGATCCTTCACCAAGAACCACATCTTCATCACCTGTTAGGTTAACAAACCAATCATAAATTGATTTTCTACTTTGATTTTTTGAATTCAACATAGAATTGAAACTAAAAGATTTACCTAAACGGCGCATCATTCTATAAAAACCTAGAATTTGTTCTTTCTTTTCTGGATCATCAAATGGATCTGGTCCACGAACTGATTGTCCTGGTCCATCATGTGATATTGCTACAGCAAAGTCCATCATCATCAACCAGTCAATAATTTCATCGGTTAAAATGGAACCATTTGTGATGATACTAAATCGAGGTTTTGTTTTCCACTCACTGAATTTTTCTGCAAGTATTTCAGCCAAAGGTTTCATTGTTTTCCAATAAACCAATGGTTCACCACCCCAAAATTCAATCTTTAAACCAACATCTTCGTCAAACTTTAATACTTCCAATTTTTCCATAAATGCGTCAATGTCTTTTTTGGAAGTTTCTGGTTGACGTTCAACGAATTTCTGTGAACAGTAATCACACGAGTAATTACAACTCAATCCCATCTGGATTTTAAGAATGCTAATTAATTTAGACTTCTTGAGTGGATGATCTTTATCAAAAGATTTGTGGGGGTTTTCAAATTGTTTTGGTACATCAGCAATATCTGAATACTCAAAAACATTACCATCAGCATCTTTTAAGATGTTGGCATGATTATCATAGTAAAAAACCTTCTTATCACCATCTTCAAATCTTTGTGCTTGTATTTCAAAAATCATATTCTTCCTTTAATTGCCCTATATTTATGTGATTTTAATAGCCTAATTCTTCACAGGCCACAATCCATTGCTTGACCAAACTACTACGAACGATATCATCCGGAGTAAAGTAAATCTCTTGGAACGATGGCATCTTTCGTGCAACCTCAATAAAATCATGGAAGGACGTTTGGTCCTTGTTACTCTTAATCAAGTCTGTTTGCTTAAAGTCACCAGAGAAGATAATTTTCGACCGATGACCAACACGGGTTATAATTGTATTCACTTCCGACCAATTCAGGTTCTGGTTTTCATCTACCAAAATAATGGCATCGTCAATTGAGATACCACGAATTGCAGTCGTTGAAATGAACCGAACATGACCTTGTTCTTTTAACCTATCCCACGCATCTGGTCTTCCGAATAGTGTAGCACAAATCTCTTTGTAAGGCAACTCATAAATCTCTTGTTTTTCTTCAAGATTACCAGGTAAAAAACCAACATCACGTAATTGTACCAAACTTCTTACCACAACCAATTGTTTGAATGAATTAGACTTATCTAATACTTCCTCAATGGCCTTATACAACGCCAAAAATGTCTTACCTACACCTGGACTACCGAATAGTCCCATAAAATAGGCACCACCCTTATACATTTCGAAAAACAGTCTTTGATTCTCTGTCAGAGGTTCAAATGTTTTTAGGTGATCCAGTTTAATTCTAAGTGAATTGTTTGCTGTTCCTGTTTGATTTCTCGTTCTTACTTCTTCATCGTGCTGTTCTTGAGAATACTTCGCCGTTGTTTTTTTCGTGACCATCAAACTTCCCTTTTAATAACGAGGCAACACAATTAGTTTGCTTGTCCTCTTTCTTTTTGAAATTTCTTTTCTTGGGTACAGGTTTATTTACTGAGGGTTTTTGTTCATCGACACCTCTCTTTGGTAGAAATAATGCGGGTATTTGTGCCATTACCATTCTCTCGACATTTTGGTTTTATGGCCTGATTTAATCGTGTTTCCTGGAATGGTTTCCTTCATACGATTAATGATATACTTCTCGAACGTGGAGTCTGCCTGTCCCGTTCCTGGTGTGTTCATACGCATACCGTCACCAAGTCCAACAAGACCTTCGGTATTAAAGTATCGTTCAAGGTGTGTGTTTTTCTC